CGGTTGATCTCCGCCTGAACGACGTCGTAATCATACCCCGCCGCTTCCATGTTCCGCTTCCGCTCCGCTCCGTTCCCCCACTGTCCGGCGATCGCTTCATGTGCGATTTCTGAAACGCTTTTCCCGCCTGTCCTTTCAGGCTCCGCGACCGCGCCGTTGTCATACTTCGGCGTGATAAACCCGCGTATATATCGACCGTTCAGGGAAATTGTACGCTTTTTGACGGCGTTTCCATAATTCCCTTCGGTTACGACCATATAACCGGAATCACGGTTCACATATGTAACCGTCCCGACGTGATCCGGATTCCCGGTATTGTCCCCGGCTCCGCTGTCGTCCCAATCATACAGAACGGCGTCGCCCGGCTCCGGGATATAATCGTCGTTTTCTTTCCAGACGCCCATTTTTTTAGCCGCTTCAATCAGATAATAACAACTGATTTCGATCGGCATGATAGCAAGGTATTTCAGCGCGACCGCCAACGCCGACCATGTACACGCACACCACGCCCACCCGTACTTCATTTTTGTTTTTCGCGGAAGTTCCGACGTCGGAAGCGTGTTGTATATGTCAATGATTGTTTTGTACGATCCGTCCGTTTCTTTCTTTCCCACCCAACTATTCGCCAGATCGACGACTTTCTGTCTGCTATACATTGATTGTTTATCCCCTTTCTGTTCCTGATTCTCTGTCATCCGCTTATCCCATTCCGTCAGGTTATGCGCCCGGACGACATTCATATTATTAACGACGTATGCGGATGATGTGGCATATCCTGCCGTCTTAATTGCCGTCAGGTATGCTTCGGGCGTGTCCTGCTGCCTGACCGCCTTATAACGCGAATATTCCAAAAAATCAAAATATCCCTTGACGCCCTGTTCCATGTCGGCAAACACGCGGAAATTATCAGATATCGGCGTCAGTGTTCCCGGCGTGTATTCCTCCATTGTTTTCATGTTTACAGACGCGCCCTTCCACGATCCGCCGCATTTCAAACCGAAATAATTATGAAACTGCGACGCAAGCCTTGACTTTCCATAACCGGATTCCAGACACGCCTGCGCTATTGCGGCGGACGCGCATTTATACCCGCGTTCTGCTGCCTGTTTGACAATCAGCGGCGCGATCTTTAAGATAAACGCCGCCTGTTCTGCCTTTGTCGCCATTTCATACGCCCCCTTCGTTATCCTCCGTTATCTCTACCGACGTATCGACGGAAGTTCCTATGTTTGCGGAATCTGTCAACCCCTCGCCGATGATATACGCCACGACGGACGCGCCCGCCATAATAAGCGCAGTAACCTGTGTAGCCGTGTTTTCCGTCCCGCCCGTTGCAAGTATCATCATAGAAACAAACGATCCTACCGCCGTCCATAATTTCCGGCTTGTCAATTTTCTTTTCCAGTTGATTTCTTTCATCTTTTATAATCCTCCTATTCTTTTAGTGAAAAAGTCCTGCAGCAATCGCCGCGCCGATTGCCCCGGCTATCGCGCCGATAATCCCGCTTACCAGTGTTTCCCACCGTTTCCCCGGCTTTGATTCGATTCCTTCAAGCCGCTGCCCCTGTTTCGACAGTTCTTCCGTCATTTGCTGAATCGATCCGGCGATCCGTTCAATCTGTAAAGCCAGTTTGTTAAATTCCTTGACCGATTCTTCGACGATTCCGATCCGCTTATTTTGACGTTCGTTTTCGTCCTTAATCCGATCATTTTCTGAATCCATGCGGCGGGCGAATTCTTCATGTTCTCGGCGTGTGATGTAATCCTGATCCATGTGTCCGACCTCCTTTCTTTCGCGGATTTCCTTTTATGCGGACATGATACAAAACAAAACCCCGACGAAGTGACTAAATTAGCCACCCCGCCGGGGATATTCAGGAAAAGATCCAGAAGCCGGATCCGCTTCCGGCAATTTTACGCGGCGTCCTCCGCCGCCTGTTCGTTCAGGACGTCCGCCACGACTTCCTGCAGATTAAACATCTTCGGAACCTGATCGCGCGTATATGTCCCATTTTTAACCAGATTAACCCACACTTTAACAATTCCGCTTTCTTTACTGAATTTCATGTTTTGCGCCCCCTCTCTACATCATAAGACCGGAAACGATGATCGTCAGTTCCGCGACGGATTCCTGCGCCGCCTGAAGCTGTGATTTCAAATTCCGGTTTTCAATTTCCTGCTGTGTCATTTCCCGGAACGCGAACCGGGTTCCCTCGTCCCACTGATACGAACAGATCAACTTCATGTCGTGATACACTGTCCCGTTGATCGTGACCTCTGACAGATTTTCGTCTGTGAATGTCCCGTCAGGAACCGGAACCCCGCTTTCGTATGTCGTCCCGTTCAGGACGCCGTTCAACTCTGTGCCGTCTTTCAGCCGGATCGATACGTTCGGGAAGGTTATATTGTTTGAATTCTCCCCGGTAGTTTTTGTGTTTTTTGCCATTGTTGCCGCTCCTTTCTTTTCTGATTTCCTCCGAAAACAGTTCGTGAAAAAGTTTATCCATATTCCGCATAGTGCGGTATGAATCAAAATGTTTTATGTGCCCCTGCCATGAATTATAGGCTTGTTTGACGTCGTCGAATGTGATTTCCCCGGCGTCCAGTTTCCGGCGTAACGCTTTTAATTTCCGCCGTTCCCTCGTTATCGTCCCGCGATCTGGACGCATTACAACGCGCCCGGATTCCGTCAGGTGCGTTTTCGCTTTTAGGAACTTGAATTCGTCCGATAATTTGACGATCCGCGTCTTTTTCTCGTTTAACTCGATTCCGATATCCGCATACATCCGCCGGATCCGTTCCAGACATTCGACCAGATATTCCCGGCTTTCATGTATCAGATAAAAGTCATCCATATAACGCCCGTAACCCTTGATCTTTAACTGTTCCTTGATATAGTGATCTATCCGGTTCGGATAGAAAACGGCGGTCATTTGCGAAACCTGTGATCCTAATCCTAACGACTTTTCGCCGAAGGCGTCGATGAAATCCATTGTTAAATTCACGATATCAGGATCATATCCGAATATCCTTGAATACTCCCGGAATACGACGTCGTGATCGACTGAATCAAAATAGGAATGTAGATCGCCCATAAGGATATAGCCGTCGTTTGAACCGTGTTCCCGATAGTATTTCCACAAGTGAACCTTCATCCGCTTTAATGCGAAATGTGTTCCCTTGTCTTTCAGGGACGCGGCGTTGTCGTAAATCAACTTCGGACGCAATACCGGAACCAGAATCAGATCGTTTTCCGCCCTGTGGACGACGCGTTCGTTTATATGGATCGACCGTATGTCCCGGCGTTTCCCGCGTTCGCATACTGTGAACTGGACGAAGCCGTCCGACATTCTGTCCCGGCGTTCCAGTCGTTCCTTCGTGATCCGGATCCGCTCTATTCGGTCTAAATAATACGCCTGTGTTGAATATTTCCACATAACGCCCTGCATACATTTCTTCGCGGCGTCCATAAGGACATTCGGATCGCATAAATCTTTATACATCGGTAAATTTTTCATATTTCCTCATAAAAACGCCCGCTTATAGTCCGACGAAGTGTAAAACTTTTAAGCACTCCCGGACGTCAGGCGATAAATTTCAGCGGTTCCCCGCTGCGGTCATGCGTTCCTATCGTTCTGCGTCAGGCGGATCTTTTTAATTTTGCCCGCCATGCTGACGATATCGGGGCGACGCCGCCGTCGTTGGACGCGTTGTTGTTGTTGCTGTTGCCGTTGTTGTTGAAATTGCAAAAGTTCGTCGAATTCGCGGCGGACGGATCGGCAGTCCAGTACCACATCCGGGCGGCTGTGCAACGCATAACCGAAATATTTTAGTGTTTCTGTGGTTTACGGCTTTTCCTTGCCTTTTCCTTTTCCAGACGCGACGCCTTTTTCTCTGGATGAAGGAATTCGTCGTAATCCCTGACCGTTGACTTTTTCCACCTATACAGATAATTCTTTGTTAGTTCCAGTTGTTCGGAATACTCCATATAACGCGACAAGTCTATATTGAAAAATTCTTCAATGAAAAGAACTTCCTGCCGGATCCGCGCAATGTCGCCGATTGCGTCATCCTCTAACAGAATCCGCTTCACGAATTCGTTTTGTGTCCGACACTGAATTTCATTCGCTGCCGCAATGTTTGACACCAGTTCCGAAGAATAGCGGAACAAATTGTCCCTGACTTTCCCGATTATATATTCGGGATATTCCGTCAGAAGCCGCGCCTTTTCAACTTCGTTCTGATAGGCGTCTATCTTTGCGATCAGGCTTTTTAGTTCCGGGTATTTTTCCCGGACTTGCCGCCCGACGATCGCGTCGTACTTTGTCCGCTTCAGTCCGAAATTCCTCATTATCATTTGCATTATGATATGCCGCAATTTAACCGCTTCCGCGAACGCGTCCAACTTTGACGCCGTTTGTTTCCATGACGGGACTGCCATTTTCTGAACCTCTTTTCCGTTTTAGTGTTTTGTCCCCGGTAGTATGCGCCGCCGCTGTCGGGCGGCGCGATTGCCGATTATCTGTCTCACGACAGAACGATCAGCGGGGCGACGCCGCCGTCGTTGGACGCGCCGTTGTCGACGCTGTAGCCGTTGCTGCGGAAACGGCAAAAGCGCGTCGAATACGCGGCGGACGGATCGGCAGTCCAGTACCACATCCGGGCGGCTTTCTTCTTGTTGAATCCCGCGCCCTTCAGTAAATGCGCGTTACCGCCAACGAAAAGCGGTAACTGATTGAATGCGCCGCCGTCGTATTGATCCGCCCAACCGTGAAACCCGACCAGTTCAGGATTCCCCGGAAGGAAGATCCGTCGGGACGCCCACGCCCACGTTCCCTTGTTGTTTTCCAGACGCCGGATCTGTGTCATATATCCCTGCAACTTTGACGTGAATTTTTTCGCTTCTGTTTCCAGATTCGCGGGCATAAGCGACGCGGCATATCCCCCGGCGTTCGTGTTCGATGTATTGTATTTATAATACGTTTCCAGACAGTCGCGCGGGGAAGCTACAATATGCGGCTTCGTCAGTTCGGGATTGTCGCCGCAATGTAAATATGAATTCTTTCCCGTAACCTCGAAAAGAATCTTTTCCCCTGCCGTGTTCGTTTCGATGAAATAATCCCCGACCGCGAATTTGTCCCACTTCTCCGCCTTAACAAGCGTCATCAGATCGTCGATGTTCCATTCGACGCCATAATATCCGTATGACGCCATTTGTTCGCGTTTTAAGATTTCATAATCCGCCTGAAGCGTTCCGTGTTCCGAAACGACCGTCAGTATTTTTTCGTTCATAGTGTACGCAAGCAGGGCGGAAATGACCTGTTTCTGTAACTGTTTTGTGATCGGATCCTCCATATTCTCCGGATCAAATTGTTCCGTCGGGAATGACTGGATCCCCTCGAAGCTAATATCCTCGATCTTTTTCAGCGCGTCCTGCTGCCACTTTTTCACTTTTCCGGCGATAATCGGAAGTGTATCATCCGGTAAAATCTCCGGGAACTCCGCCGTCTGTTCGACGACCTCCGGCGTAAATACCGACGCGCAGATCTGTTCAAATAACGCCTGTTTTGTCCCGTCTGTCTGTTCCAATACCAGAACGTCATTCTTGTTTATCTGCGCTGCTGTCGTCAGATCAGAAAATTTTCTTTGTGCCATGTTCTTTTTAACTCCTTTCTTTTTGCTTTTTTATGCTAACAGTGACACGTTTCGGACGTTTTCAGCGTCCAGAACGCGATCAACTGATCGCCGTCTGTCGTTACCAGTTCGTCGCCGTCTGTCGTTACCAGTACAGCCGGAATTCTGCCTGAATATATAATGTCCTGAATGACTTCTATTTCATTTTGTAACGCCCCCGCCGGATCTGTCCCTAAAATGCCTTTGATTCCGTCGAACCAGTCCAGAAAATCATTCGTCCATTTTCCCGTATTATTCAAATACCAGTTATTGAACGCCTGTTCCTGATTCTGCCGCCACTGTGCGAAGGCGGACTGCTGCCCGCTGCTCCATTCCTCGAAATCCGTTTCCTGCTGCCCGATCCATGTTTCGTATATTTCCCGCTGCTGTTCGGCGTATGTATTGAACGCCTGAACCATTAGATCGTACTGTTCCTGCGCCTGATCCTTGAACGACTGGATCGCGGCGATATAATCCTGATACTGATCCGATATATTTTTCTTGTATGCTGTGAAATAGGCGTCAAACTGCGCCTGAATCTGTGTAAAGTCTATTTGTGTCACTGTCGCTGCTACCCAACCGCAGACGGCGGAATTCATACGCGTGTCTGTGATCTCTGCCTGTGTGATCTTTACGGTTCCGGCGGCGATATAAATTTCCGCCAGTTTCAGATCGTAGATCGCCCCTTCCCTTGTCGGCGCGGGCGCGGCGGGGATCTTTGCGTTCCCTCCCTTTTCAATCACTAAATGGATCCGCCGCTCCGTATCGTTCCGGCGCAGTATCACGCTGTCGATTCTGTCAAGCGTTCCCGACGCCACTTCCAGATCAAGCGTCGTCGGCGTCAGGAAATGCCTGTGTTTGCCGTTTATATAGCCATATCCCGCCGCAACCGTTACGGACATATTGTCGTTTGCCGTTACTTGCATTTGACCGTTAAAAATGCCATTCTTGAAGAACGGGCGAAGCCAGTCCCCCATTGATTCCGCGTCATAATACCGATCGGAATCCGAATTCCAAAAATAATCATAACTTCTTTCTTTTGCCATTGCCGCCGCTCCTTTCCGCGCTCTATTCGTCCCATTTTATTTTTTCAGGAAGCGGATCCCCGAATGTCGGAACGACAATCATTCCGCCGTATTCGTACACTTCGGATAATTCCGTGATCCTCTGGTTCATGTAAAGATTCCATTTTTTCTTCCTGACCGTCACAACGTCCCCTAAATCATAATCTTCTTTATAGATAAAATTGATCGCGGCGTCCGTTTCGCTTTCAAGCGTTTCTGATACGATCGCTTCGTTCAATGCTTCCTGCGCCCTCTGTAATAATGCCGCCTTATATTGTGCCGCCGTCAGTCCGTCCGGGTTTATGTCTTTTGCGTCAACGAAAACTTCCCGTAAATCGTAGCCTTCGCCGCCGCCTAATTCGTAATATGTCCGGGCGTCGCCCTCTCCCTGTCCCCCGACGATGACGAACGTTTTCAAATTCTGACTGTTATAGCGGTATATCGCGTTATTCAGATTGTTATAATCTTCTGAAAACACGACACGGTTATTTTTGTGTTGACTGAATGTCCGGTCTTTCCCCTGATACGTTTCAAATATAATCTTGCGTCTTTGAAAATCCGGGCGGAACCTGAATCCGATCGCGCCCGCCCTTGATAATTTGCTTTCATACGTCAGAAGGTTTTTCATTGTGACTTGAAATTCCACTTTTTCCGGGAACCCGTTCAGGCTCCCCAACTCCACAAGCGGAAGCGGGACGACGCCGGAATATAACTGACGCATTGCGACTTCTGTTTTTCCTGAAAAATTGACTGTCTTTTTTATCAGGCGGCGATCCATGTATGACGACAGAAACCGCCCTTTTACCGTGATTTCGTTCTTGATATCGCTTTCTTCTTTTTCTATATCCTCAATGATCCCGGCTTCGTCTGAACCCTTTTTCCCGACGATGTTTCCTTCTTGTAAAAGATACAGATTTTCGTCCGTAATCGGGGCGTGAAGTTCAAACGTCCCCGGTTCGTAGAATTTCCGCGTCCATATTAGCGACGTCTGGTTTTCAATCTGCCCGCGTCTATATAAATCCCGCCCGTAAATCCTGACTTCCATTCCTTCACACTCCTATACGCCTAAATACCGGAAACGATACATAATCGTCACATTTAAGTAATTGACGCCCTGTTCCGCGTCATAAATAAAAGTATTTGATCCGTGTACTAACTGAATGAATTCGCTTTCTTCGTCCAGATATTCGTTTATTTTTCTTGTTTCCCCGTCCTTTACCAGATAGACGTTTTTTTCGTTCGTCCCTGTCGTAATCCTTACCACGTCGCCCGGCTCCATATCGAACGGGAATTCCGGCGTCCCGATCTGGATATGAATATCCTGCTGCGTGTGGTACAGTGCCGGGTTCCTGACCGCTCCCAACGCTTCCATGATGACTTCAATCCCGATATAATCCGCCGCCGAATCATTTTCTATATTTTTCACAAGTTCCGCGACGCGGACGCCGAATTCTTCCAGTTCGTCCGTGAACTCATGGACGAATTCAAAACACGGTTCCCACCCCGCCATAGTGACCGTTGTGTCCGCCGGATCCTTGAAAAACGGATCCGGGCATATTAGCGAAATGACCGCGTTTCTGCATACCCCCGCTTCGTCTATGTCGATATTCTCGACAATATAGTCAATCTGCCGCTGTTCGTCGTTTTCCTCATAGTAGAACGTTCCCGGCGACTTTGGTTTGAATGATTTATACAGATAGTCGCGCCGCTCCTGATAGTCTGAATCAAATTCCGCTGTTATGACGATATTCCTTTGTTTTGTTGTGGATCCCTGATATGTGGATCCGTCCGTCATTGTGTTTTCGGACGTGATAACGTTATTTGATACCGAATAGATCCCGTCGCACGATATCAGGAAAAATTCGGCGTCATCCTCATAACTGAATTCGATCTGAACGTCATCTTCATTTTTACAGATAATTCTTTTTGACATATTACTGTCCCCCCTGAAGCCGAAGAACCATGTTCCGCGTCTGGTTCCGTGTCTGCCGCGCGACCTCATACGCCGATAGCGGCTTCGGACTTTCTATCTTTATATTCTGGATGTAGTCGCCGCCGCGTTTTCCTGTGTCGCTGCTCTGGACTGCTGCCGTCGCCCGTGCGATAGCGTCGTCGATATATCCTTCCGTCCGTTTATAGAATATATCAAGCGGCAGGATCGCTTCGTCCCCGGCTTCCCCTCCGCCTTGCAGTTTCCCGCCTAACATTCCGAAAATAGTCGGATTTTTCATAATTCCGCCTACCGCGTTCCATGAAATCGACGGAACCGGGACTTTGATTGTTATGCCTGCGATCGTCTTTTCCGTAGATCCCCATTCTACCGATAACTTCGGAATGTGAATTGACTTTATCGCATTGATAAACGAATTCATGATCCGCGAACCCGCGTCCGCCAGACTGAACCCGTCGAAAACGCCCTTGATCTTGTCAATAACGTTTGTCTTGAACCACGATCCGATATTCTTAAATATCCCCGTTACGCTGTCATATGCTGCCTGAAATTTCTGTCTGAACCAGTCCGCCACGTTTGAAAATACGTTCTTAATATCCGTCCACCGGGCGGAAAACCATTGTCCGATCCCCTTAAAAATATTCGTGACGTTCGTGTATGCCGTCTGGAATGTCGTCTGAAACCACGTCCCGACAGTTGACAGGGCGTTTTTGATATCCGTCCACCGGGCGGAAAACCATTGTCCGATCCCCTTGAATATGTTCACGACGTTGTTATATGCGTTCTGGAACATTGTCAGGAACCACGAAGCGACGGTTGACAGGGCGTTTTTAATATCCGTCCACCGGGCGGAAAACCATTGTCCGATCGCTTTAAATGCGTTCGTTACGTTCGTGTATGCGTTCTGGAACATTGTCAGGAACCACGAAGCGACGGTTGACAGGGCGTTTTTGATATCCGTCCAACGCGCCCCGAACCACTGTCCGATTCCGCTAAAAATCGTCGTGACGGCTGTGTATGCTTCTGTGAACCTATCGGAAAACCACTGTCCGACACCCTGAAAAATTGATACAATCCCGTTCCAGATATCCGAAAAAATTTTCTTTATATCGACGCCGAACCCCTCGAAATATCCGACTATAAAATTGACTATTGCCGTCAGGATATTTTTCACGAAATCGATCACGTTTTGAAGCGCGGATCCTATGTATGCGAAAAATCCGTCGAAATCGCCGGACAGTAACGCGAATACCGCCGAAATGATATTCGTCACGAAATCGACGACGTTTGTTATCGCCGAAATTATCGGCGCGGCTGCGTTTATGATTCCGTTCACGATCGCCATGATCCGCGTCAGGATAAATTCAAATATCGGCTTCAGGGCGGTCATCAGTTTTTGAAACGCTTCCTTTAATTTTTCAAGAAGCGGCTTTACCTTGACGACCATATTTTGAAACGCTTCTTTGACTTTTTCGACGGCGGCATTTACTTTTTCGCGGAATTCATCGTTTGTTTTATACAGATAGACGAACCCCGCCGCCAGTGCCGCGATCGCCGCGATAACGATCCCGACCGGGGACGCAATCGCCGATAATGCCCCGGACAGTCCGCCCATTTTTGAGATCAGACCGCCGACTTTCGTTATCATCCCGCCGATCCCTGACGTCAGTTTCCCGACACCTGAAATTATTTTCCCGCCTATTAAAAGCGCGGGCGCGACTGCTGCCACGATCGCCGCAATCCTGACGATCATTTGTTTCTGTGAATCGTCCAGATTCTTAAACCATGCCGTGAACGCTTTCACTTTTCCGACTGCGGCGTCAATCGCGGGCTGCAACATTTGAAGGATTGTCCCCGCCAGTTCCGTGCCGGACACTTTCAGGTTATTTGTTGCGACCGTCAGTTGATCCCACGGATCCAACGTCGAATTATAGGTATCTTCCACCGTTGACGCGTAATCATCAAGCGACGCCGACAGATCATCAACCGAAAAACGCCCTTCCCGGATCGCCTGTGTCATTTCTGCCGCGCCTTTTTTTCCGAATAGTTCCGTCGCAATCTGCAATGCTTCCGTTTCTGACGACGCCCCTTTGATTGCCGCGATCTGTTCGTTTAATGCCTGATCTAAAGTCTTTCCCTCTGCCGTCGCGTTCTGCTGTGCCTTTTTCAATGCCGCTAATGCCGTCGCGGAATCGACGCCGGATGATTCAAACTGCGCTAACAGGTTCACGGACTCTTCCAGACCTAAACCCATTTCTTTCAATGTTGATCCGTTCGTTTCTAACGCGCGATACAGATCATCCATTGACAATCCTGTGTCCTGCCCGGCTTTTGTCATCAGACCTAAAACTTTCCCCGTTTCGGATGTATCGACGTTGAATTTCGTCATAATTGCGTCAACGGAATCAATCGAATTATTCAGATCGGTTCCGTTTATTTCCGCAAATTCTATAAACTGTTGCGACAGATCGCCCAACGCGTCCCCGGTCAGCGCGAAGCGCGTATTGACTTCTCCGATTGCGATTCCTGCGGTTTCCGCGTCTGTCGGTATATTTTCAAATACGCGATCCATTTGCGCCGTCAGTCCGTCCAGTGCTTCCCCCGTCGCCCCGGTTTTTGTTATGATCGTGTCATAGCCGTTATCAAGATCTTTTGCTGCCGCAATGGACGCCGCGCCGACGCCCGTTATCGCCGCCGTGACAGGCATTAAAGCCTTCCCTGCCGACTGCATACCGTCCCCGACTTTGGTTATCTTTTCCCCGGCTTTCGTGAATTTGTCCCCGACGTCCTGAACCGCTGCGCCGACCTTTTCGAAGGCGGTTTTCTCTTTTTCAAGTTGCGATTCCAGATTTTTCAGTTCTGTTTCTGTCTTTATGATTTCGGTCTGCAGGGCGCGATACTGGTTTTCGTCGATTTCTCCACGCGCAAAAGCCGCAGCCGCCTGTTCCTGTGCCGTTTTCAGCGTCTGCAACTTTTCTTTTGTCGTTTCGATTGACTTTGAAAGAATTTCCTGCTTTTGCGCCAGTAATTCCGTATTTTTGGGATCCAATTTCAACGCCTGATTGACGGCTTTTAACTGATTCTGAAGCGTCTTTGTGGTGCTATTTACTCCCCTCAACGCCTTGTCAAGTTTCGTCGTTTCGCCGCCGATCTCGATTGTGATTCCCTTAATGTTCCCTGCTGCCATATTGTCGCCCCTGTTCTATTTCTTGCCGAATTTTTCCCGCAGACGCGCCCGATCCGGCTTCGTTTGCTTGTAATAATAGGCGTTTTCTAAATATTTCCGCCCTTCCTCCGTCTGGTTCATGCTGTGGATAAAGGCATCCCGGAAATAATACATATATTCGTCGATATCCATTTCGCCGATCTCCCGGATGTTTAATCCGGTATATTCGACGACCATTCGTTCCCCCGCGCTATCCGGCGTATAGAATAATTCGTCGTCGCTTTTATGCCCCGGATAGTACGGGATCTCTAATTTGGGTTATTCTGGATTCCGCCGACGAATTTTTCGTAATATTCCGCGATAAACGCCGTCATTTCCTCTATGTCGTAATCATCCGCGATCTGATCCGCGTTTACTTTTACCCCGTTCAGGTTATTAGACAGACAGTCCGCCATAACTCCCGCCATAGTGTCGATGACGTCGCCGACGTCGGCGTTCTCGTCCTGCTGCAGTCTGTTCAACGCCTGAACCTTTCCGAATGTGTTTTTTGTCGGCATTTTAACTTGAAGAACCGTCCCGTCCTTCAGTGTTACATTGAAATATGTCCGTTTGATTTTGTTAAAATTAAAAGATAAATTAGCCATGATCTGATCCTTTCCCTTTCTTTTCCTGAATGAAATAATCCGGCGGCGGGCGTTTTTTTAGTCCCGACCGCCGGATCGTCTTTTGTCCTGCTGCCTTTTACGCGTTCGCTGTCGCCGCCGCTGTGATGATGACGTCCCCGGTCACACTCTCGATCGTGACGGTTCCGTCCGTACTGTTCCACGCCGACGCCGTGACGTCCTGACCGTCCATTGTGACTGTCGGCGTCTGGATTGTGTGATCCGCGTCCGCTGTCAGCGTCGCCGCCAGTCTTTCGCCCTTGCCTACCGTCGATCCCGTGAATGAGGAAGAAACATTCGTCAAATTCTGTTCGACATTGTATGTTACCGGATCCGGATCTCCGCCTGTCAGGATTTCTTCGACGTAATTAACAAGCGTCCCTTCCTCGTCCAGATTCGGCATTGCTTTGAATTCCGCGTCAACGACTGTCGCGTCCGACGGGGCGAACGATAACGTAAACCCTGCCTGATTCTGCCCGATAATCATTACCCATATGTCGCCGTCCTCCGGATCTACATGATGAAAACAGATAACATATTTCGCGCCCTTCCTGTTACCGACGCCGCCGATCTTGGTCTTGCGATATTTCCCGTCCTGTGATATGGAAACGCGGGCAGTATCACATAATTTTTCGATCGTGTCCCCGATCAATGTCATCAATCCCGCTTTCAGTGTGACTTCCTCGGACGTGATGACAGTCTTTGACACTTTCCCCATATCGTCCTTCGCTTCCTGAACCTCGTTCGTATATTCAAGCGTCGCGCCGTTTTTGATATAGGAATAACGGTTCCCGTCATTGCAGAAGTCCTGCGGTTCCGGGATCTCCTGCCCTTTCCTGAATGTCGCCAGATGTATATACCCGGATCCTAAAATGATTCTTTCAGGTGCTTTCTTTTCGTCCATTTTTCCTTCACTCCTTTTCTAAAATTTTTGAACGACGTTGAAATCATACGCCGTTTGATACATATTTTCCGACTGGATCGGGGCGGTTGTTTTGTGGAATTCGATATCGAATAAGACTTCGCGTTCGATCCGGCGTTCCAGATCGTGATCCGGCTTCCGGTCTGTGTAAAGTTCAATCGAACCGTTTATCTTTCTGATCCTGTTTTCCGCGTCCGTCCCGGTCTGATCCTCCGAACTAAAATAAATCAGGAACGGCGGATCCGGCGCGGGATTCTTTTTCGTTTCCCGGAATTCATATTCCGCGATCGGAAGTCCCAACGCGACCGCCCGTTCGATGATTCTTTCATACTTAACGCCCATTACAACCCTCCGTTCGCGTTCCTGACGGCTTCGTTGACCTTTGATAATATCATTTGATCCACCAATTCTTCCGTTGGCTTGATATGTTCAAAAGCCTTTGTCCGCTTTCCATTTCTTGTTAGATGCCCGTATTCAAGAAGGTGCGTCAGTTGATAATGTTTTCTGTTGTTTACGGAATACTCTTCTGTCATTGTGACACTCGAATATTTCCGTTTTCTCAATGTTGCAGTCCAGTCCGGCGTATATTTTCCCGTCCGTTCTTTATACGGTCCCCCTTGTTTAAGGCTGTTTGCCGCGTATTCCGCGACTTCTCTAACTGCTTTGTTTAGATTCTTTTGAACGTCGGCGTTGTATGTCTCTAACTGCTTGCGGACTTCTTCGTCCAGATTTTCAGCTTTTACTTTAACGACCATGATTTCCCACCCGTTCCGCCGCGTACAGTTCGATCTTTCCGTCCGGTCTTGCGCCGTATGTCCGATAGATCGTCAGACGCTTATTTCCTGCCAGAAGTTCCGGCTGTTCGTCGTATTCCTCCGCCCATATTACAAACTGTTTCTGCGCTTTGTACCCGTTGACGCCCGCCGACTGGAATTCGTCGCGCCCGATCGGGTTCATTTCCGCGAATACGGGCGTCTTTTCGTCATCCTCCGGCGTTTCCCCCGGATGTATCAATATAATCTGACATTCCGTCATCAGGTGCGCCCCCTTCCTCTGGTTCAGGCTCCGGGGCGGCAGAAAAATATTTGCTGTCGCCCTTTAACTTCGTGATATTCAAATCATAAATGCCCGATAAAATCGGATAGGCGTTCGTGTCTATGGAATAATTCGCCTTGACATACGACAGGACAGTTTCGACAATCAGCGGATCCGAAGGATTCGATAACCAACTGTCATCAATCCCGATCCGCTTCATATCCGCGATCGCCGTATCTGCCACGCGCCGGACGTCCGCGTCCAGATCGTCCGATACGGCTTTTCTGACGCGAAGCCGCGCCGCCTGATACAATTCTTCGATCGTCATTTACTCCGCCCGCCTTTCTGTCTTGCCTTTACGCTCCTGCTGCCGCTTTCTTTACGCGGATAAAGCCATTCCACGCCGCCACGGATCCACCCGCAAACATGGACGCCCGGAATGCTGTCTGTCCGTTTTTAAACTTGTAATCATCAGAACGGCGGACGTCTATATCGGAAAAGATCGCCAGTTCATAGTTCTGTAAATAGCCATATGCCATTTCATACGCCCCTGCTGCCGTCTTGCTGTCTGATACTGCCGCGCAAGCGGAATTGATGACGAACGGAACGCCGTCGATCGTCCCGGTCTGTCCCTTGTTGATGATCGTGTAAACCTTGCGCCCCTGCTTGTCGCGCAATTTTGCGAACGCTTTCAAGTCCTTTTTGTTCAGGATCAGCGTCGCCACGCCCTCGACTTCCTCGTCGCCGCCGAACGAATAAATAATCTCGTCCAGTGTGCCGTCATCGATCGCCGTGATTGTGTCAATGTCCGTCGCGGGATCAATGACGCGCTCCGTCGCCTTTGTGGGATTGTAGAAAATCCCCTTCAGCTTCGACGTGGAACCGTCCCCGATCAAAATCTGCCTTGACAGGTAACGGCGGATCGCCTTGCTGACGGATCCTTCAATCACGGAATCATAATCGGCGTTCGGAAGTTTCTGCATTTCCTCCGGTTCCTCCGTGTATGCCGTGATTTTCTGTTTTTCAATCGTCACATAACCAAAGGACGGTTCCACGTCGTTATATGCCGCGCTTTCTGCCGTCGCTCCCGCTCCGTCCGCGCCGTAATCCTTTACGAACCCGCGTTCGTATGTTTCGCCGCCCTGAAGCGGAACTGCCTTGACCATATCGATCAGGGCGGAAACCGGGTTCACGGTCTGGTTTAAGTCCGGCGCAGTATGTACGACCGGGGCGGTCTGTGTTACAGACAGGGACGCTTTGACGTTCGGCGTCGCTATGCGGGCGGAAAACTGGACGCCCGCGCCGTCTTTTAACGCCTTTCCGCGCTTGTCGTATGCCTTGACTGTCCCGTCTGCCTTTTCGTCCTTTTCTCCCTGATCCGGCTCCGGATCGTCCGCGCTGTCCGCGAATCCTTGAAGCTGTTCGCGTTTCTTTGCCTGATCCAGAATGTCCCGGATATCCTGCGCTTCGGTCAACAGTGCGTCCAGGACTTCGCCTTCCGCTGTCTTTGCTGACACGCCGATCTCTTTCAGACGCGCGTTTAACTGGTCTTTCGTGAGTTTCAAAAGTTCTTCATGTTTCATGGTTTTTTGTCCTCCTTCACAAACTATTGATGATAATTCGCGCGATTTCGTCGCGCTTGCTATTCTGAATCAGTTCCGCCGACCGCGCGTCCTGATTATCAGACGTTTTGTTTCTTGCGGCTCCTGCTGCCCTCTGGACGACAAGATCCTTCGGCATATTACGCGCCCGCGCAATATATCCGCCTGACGCCGCCGCTATTTCCGCGACGCTTTCCGTCGTTTCGATGTTGAAATATTCCGCCGCGTCCTGACCGTTCAGCCACGTTTCCGCGTCCATAAGGGCGCGGATCTGATCCTCTGTCACGCCCTCTTTGACGTGTTCCATATACACATTCAGGATCCCGCCCGTTATGACGTCCAGATCGTCCGCCATTTTCCGCAGATCCGCCGCGTTTCCCTCTACCAACGCGAACGGATTATGAATCATCAGGAACGCGTTTGACGGTATCTTCGGCGGCGTGTTCCCGGCGAAGGCAATCACTGACGCGATCGATCCCGCCAGTCCGTCAACAAATACTTGAACGGCGTTCGTTTCAGCGAAACGCCGGATCATGTTGTAAATTGCTATCCCGGCAAACACGGAACCGCCGCCGGAATTGATGTAAATATTCAGGCTTTTTCCCTGCTGCCCGCTTAAAAAGTTCTTGATTGCTTCCGGGTATTGATCTTCTTCCTGCCATGCGCCCCACCAATCGGACACAATGTCGCCGTAAAAATACAGTTCCGCCGACGTCGGCGTTTCGTTTCTTACCTCGAAACAATTAAACATTTTCACTTTCGGCATTATTAACGCCCCCTTTTTTCTCTGTTTTCAGGAAATAGACTGCGGACTGCCTGACCGTGTTTTCCGGTATGCCCTCCGGCTCCGTCCCGCTGCTGTCCGATCCTCCGTCGTCCTTTCCCACCTGATAAAGCGATTGATCGTCGGCTTTGACATAGTTCAAACTAATCATCCGCACGTCGCCGCCCTCGATCGGTTCGTAATACATAAGTTCCCGAAGTTCGTTTATCGTGATGATTCCCCGGTCATACAGTCCGCCGCCGATCGTCATCCGTGTTTGAAGCGTCGCATATTGCAGACGGTTCGCCGTGAATATGACCTTGTTTCCGAACCCGCGTTCCCGCTCCGACAATAATTTGAACGTGAATTCAAGCGACAACTGGATCGATATCGGTTCAATGACATTTTCGTAAAACGAATTCCATTCCGCTTCGGTAAATGATGACGTCAGGATCTTTTCATTCACGTTGTAATACCGATAGACGTTATCCCTTAAATACTGCGACTGGATCACGGGGATATTCGGCGTCGTCTGCTTGACCTCATGGAATGACATTGAATTATCCAGTCCCGCGATCCCGCCGTCGTTCGACGCTGACATATAGGCGTCCTGAAACTCTTTGACTTTTTTCTTCAGTTCGTCGTCGTCAATGAAATTGTTATATTGCAAATATCCTTTCAGGTTTGCGGAATTTCGGACTGCTGCCCGCAACGCTTCCCCCGTCGTGTCTATCAGTTCAAGCGTATTTTTCAACTGCCCGTCCGGGGCGGATCCCATAAACCGCTTCTTGTCGAAACGGCTTTTGATGTGGATCACGTTCTGGTATGGCAGCGTATAATCTTTTTTGTCATATTCCCACCGGAACCGGAATAAAAGGACGCCGTTTTCGTCCTCCCATATCCTCACGTTTGACGCCGTAATCGGAACGATCGACTGAACGCGCATAAAGTCCGGCGTGTAGAATATGACCGCGTAGGCGTTGGAATGGTACACCAGATCCGACGCCATTTTGTAAAGTGCGGAATATGTGTCTGTTTCCGGCGACCAACGAAGCGACAGGATCCGGGACAGATAATCATTCCTGACAGACAGTCCGGCGTCTGTCCGCCTGACAATCTGCGGCTGTAATTTCCCGACATTCGACGCGATCACGTTGGCGATCGCTCCGACGATATCGGAATCCGCCAGATTCCCGTTCGCCTGATAATCTCCGCGAATGGCGAAAAACGGCGCGAATTTTTCCCGTCGCAAGTTTAATAAATCCCGTATCAGTCCCACGTTTTCCGCCTCCTTCCTCTGCGTCTGTTCGTCCTATCATGCAGTATCATACAAAACGAAACCCCGACAGAATGACGAAATTTTTTCGCCCTGCTGCCGGGATCACTTTCCCCTGTTTTCCAGAAGCCGCCCTATTTCATTGTGGTATTTTGCTTTTACCGTGAACGCGTCGAACAGTGCGACCGCGCCGTCTATGTGCGACCGCCTGTCAATCTTAACAGGCTTCATTCTGGAATCGTTCATGTTGATATCGACGGCGACGTTTAACAAGTGCGACCGCAACAGTCCATTGTCCCCGGTTACGATCCGTCCGTCCTTTAAGTTCCCCTCGAACTCTATCAGGATCGGCGTCAGGTTTGTTCCCTGATACACGTCGTCCATATGGAACCCGGCGTCTTTCATTTCCTGAACCAGATACTGCGCTGAATATCGGTCATAACCGACTTTCAGCGGCTTTATTTTATAAACCTTTACCAGATTGAAAAACCACTTGAAAACGTCGTGATAATCGACCGTGTTTTCCCCGCTTATTGTCAGGAATCCCTGTTCACGGAAAATGTTATATGCGACGCCCTCTTCGTCGATCGCTACCTCGTAACGCTTTTTCGGCATGAAAAACTGAACCATACAATAATTCACGCCGCCGCGCTCAATGACGACGCCCGCCGCCGTCAAATCCGTTGTCCGGGATAGATCGATCCCGCCGACGCAGTAACATCCCCGGAAATCATCAAGCGACAACGAAACCGGGATCCCCGCTTCGTCTTTCCTTGCTGCCTTTTCCACGTCCTGAAAATCCAACCACGCGACCGCCGAATTCTGTTTGATGTTACAGAACTTCGTCAGGAATTCCGCCTTTTTTGATAGGCTCGAATGTGCGATTGCGATCTGTTCCTCGTAATACTGCCATAGGACGGACACGTCCAGATTCGGGTTCGACTTTTCGATTTCCTCCCGCGTGTCCCATTTCTCCACGTCGTCGATGATGAACAGGAACGGCAAAAGACGCCTTTCTTTTTCTTTCCCGATCGACCGCCCTTTCAGAAATGCCGTCGCCCGGCGGATCAGTTCGTCGTATATGCCTTCGTTCTCATATCCCGCCGTCCCGGTTGACATGATGAGCGGCTGCGCCCTGCTTCCCGTCGCCGACGATATGACTTCATACTGTTTCAACCCGGAATCCCCGCGCCACGCTTCGATCTCGTCATTCAGACAGAAATAGACGTTGAATCCGTCGGACTTCTTGGAATTAAACGCAATTTTTTTCACGGACGTGTTGAAGTCCTGAATGTAAATGTCCGAACGGCGTTTCTTTGTGATTTTGTTCAGTTCGTCGTCGGACTGGACGATCTGATAAAAAGCGTCGAAGCATAATTCTGCCTGATCCAGTTTCGGCGCAAGGCAATATAGTTTCGCTCCATACTCCCCATCTATGTATGCCATGTATGCCATGATCGCCGCTGCTAACAACGTCTTTCCGTTTTTCCGTGCGACAATCAGAAGGACTTCCCGGAACATACGGCAATCCGGGCGATCCGGATCCATGATACCGAATATTGCGGAAACAACGGCTTTCTGCCATAGTTCCAGTTTTAACAGATCGGCGCGTCCCTCTGAATGATGACAGAAATTTTCAATGAACCTGATCGCCTTGTCTGCCTTTTTTTTGCTGAAAATGTATTCGCCGGAATTGATCCCTTCCGTCAGGATCCGGAAAATGTCGTGTATATATTGCCCTGCTGCCCGGACGCCCGCGACCTTTTCCCCGCGCTTTATCCGCCGGATCGCGTCGTAATACTGGAATATATAATTGTCTGATAGCGGCGGGCGGATCTGCCCCGCCGCCCCGTCCTGCTTTTTCCTCATGCTTTAATCATCCCCGCGAAGTTGCATTATCCGCGAAACCTCTTTCTTCTGTTTCGGCGGTAACATATCGATCAACGCTTTCATGTTTGACGTGTAGGCGCGGGCGTATTTCTCATACGTCTGGACTGCCGGATTCTCTTTTACAAATTTCTGTGACGCGTTTTTCGTCGTCGTCTGCAGTCCGTGAAGAATCATGTCCGCTTTTGCCGCTTTCATAGCGACCTTCTGGAACGCGACTTCCTCGATGATACGTTCTATCAGTTTCATTTTGTCCGGATCGTCCTCTTTGACAGAACGGAACATCCGCCGGATCGCGTTAAACTCTTTCTTGATGTTCGCTTCGGTCAATATTTCCGTATTGTCCGAAATAGTGGTCTTTTTTTCCGCCATTTATTGAAGTTCCTCCTAACCCCCCTATATGTGCGCGTATTGCAGCGTTTTTTGGTAGTTCCTCCCTCGGTTCCAGACGCCGATTATTTTTCGCGCATACCGGGGGGACGGTCTGCGCCGCGCTGCTTATATGCTTATAGCGGGACAGGCTGACCGCGTTCGTCGAAACGGTAACGCTTTCCTTTTCCCGCTTTGTGTTCCCTGTTGTGGTGTTCCTCGCATACTCCTTCCAGATTGTCAAACGAAAGACTGACTTTCGGATCGTTTATGTTCTCCGGCGTTAAATATTTTTTGTGATGAACTATCTTGATCGGCTTCATGTCTGCCAGTGTCCGCTTCCCCTGCTCAACCTCACGGCGGCAACGCTCACAATATCCGCCCGCGTGTACGATATACGCCGCCCGCGTATTCTTCCACGCTTGCGACTGATAAAACCATTCCGCCCAATCTTTCGCCATTCTATCCGCCACCCTTCGACTGCTGCCGCCTTGCGTCTATCAATCCCATGTAATCCGCTATCAGGAAACAGAATTGTTTCCGGTACTGGTAGAACTGCCCGCGATAACAATATGTCTCCCCCATATGTTCCCAAGGCGTCCCGTATGCGATTGACTGATATATCTTTTCGACGATGACGTCACGGACGCCCGGATCAATGTCCCCAACGTCCATATCGTCCTTCGCTTTCCTGATTGCTTCCGCCGCACGTTTTGAAAAGGGCGACGCTTTCCCCGCGCGGGAATCCATTCTGACCGCCGCATGAACGATCTGTCTTTCGTTGTAGTCCAGAAAAAAACGCTTCACGATTCCGCCGCCCCTCTCTCTGTTTAGAATGTTTCTTCGTTGCTGTCCCGGTACGTCGAACGGATCCGGATCATCCCGTCGGAATCCGTGTCGATCTTGTGTGTGCGCTTGCCGATCTTGATTGTGACATAATCGATCGCGCCCTCGAATGTGGAACGTATCGCACATAAAACGGTTTGAAGCTGCCCGTCCTCTCTGCTGAACATATTCTGCGCCCATGTCCCTGCCGCTTCCATTTTCGCCCGCCGTTCCCTCTGACGCCGCGCTTCGTCGCAGTCGCACTCGTCCGACGCCTGTTCGTTCAAGTCGGCGGCTGAAAATCCTTCCGGTGCTTCAACGATCCGTGACTGTCCGCAATACTTACAGAATCCGATCTGTTTTGATATTACCCGGACGGCGGACGCGTTCGGCATACCGACGACTTCCCCGTCTATGATATCCGGTTCCGGCTCCTGAATCTGTTCCCCGTCTGCCGTTCCTCTTACTTCCAGAACATCCGTGATCGTCAGGATGAAACAATCGATCCCGGACTGCTGCCCGATCCTGATTGTGACCTTTACGCGAACCGCCGCCACTCCGCCCGCCGTGAATGTGACTTCCCGTTCCGCGTCCGTCGTCCCCGCCCTATCCTCTGCCAGATTGTGCATAATTTCTTTTCTGTCGGAATCCGGCATCCCTAACAGATTGATGATCCGTTTCGTCCAGAAATCCGTGATCGGAAGCGTCCGTTCTCTGATACTCCGATCGGCGATCCCCTTGATCTCCGCCTTGTTTGTTGTGATTGTCAGCATTGTTTGATCCTCCTTTTTTCTTTTCCTGAATTTGCTTTATATCCTCGGCGGCTCCCTCAATCCCGAACCATTCGGGCGTATATGTAAAAACCGCCGTTGATATCGTTTACCCTGACTTCCGCGTCTATGAACTTATAACCGGGATATGATTTTTTGATCCTGCTTTCCAGAAACGCCCGGTCTTTCGCCATGCGCTCCGCCGTCCTTTTCCCGAACCGACAGACGGATTTCGTCACAATCGGCTTTTTCAGATTCTTTGACGCCCGCCACCGTTTCCGCCCTTTGGGATCCTTGCTGATATAATTCACGATCCCGGCGATATGTGTATCAGGATCCGGATCGATCCGCCTTGTCTGGTTCCGTTTCCCCTGTCCCCATACTTTTTCTAATTCGTCCCGGTTTACATCCCCGGACATAATGACATGATGATGACAACGCGTCTTTTTCCCTTCCTCGTCCTGATATTCCGTCACACATATGTATTTCACATTATCCAGTCCCGCCTTTTTCCGACGCCTGTTTATCCTCCTGATAAAATTCCCGAATATCCGATCCGCTTCATCCTGATCCGCCGGAAGGTGTGCTTCGTCATATGTGAACGTACACCATAGATCCCCTTCCCCGAAATTCGCACTGACTAAATTATTCAGATACCGCTTCGCCCTCTTGCTGTTCAGGTTCTTTTGTGCGGGGCGGCTTTTGTTCCCCCTCTTTGTCCGGGGCGCGTCTTTCCTGCTACCGAATACCGGGTATATATCCGCTTCCAGTTGATCCCCCGCCTTTGTTGTCTTGGTCTGATATGCGATCCCCGCCCTGTTCTCTTTCAGGTAACGATCGATCTGATCCTGCTCCATATCCTCCAATGATTTTTTATATGATTCCTCAAAATCATAATCATCAAAATATTTTTTTCTCGATCCCATATTCCGCCCCCTGATACATTCAATATAAAAATGGTTGATATCTTAATACCCATTACAAGGACGGGAAGCCGCCCTGTCCCTGCTGCCATTCTATCGAACGTCTGTTCTTTCCATTGTGGCGTTATCTATATAAGAAGAAAAGGCTTCCGCCCGTTCCAAAATCTCGACCGTGTATTCCGTTTCATATATTCCCGAATCCCTCATGTTCTGCGCCCCTCTTTCGCCCGCGTTATACGCCATAAGAACGAACGTCGCGTCGCCTTCATACTTTGAAAACAGTTCTTTCAGGATATGGACGCCCGCGCCGACGTTCTGTTCCAGATCGTACAGATCCGAAAACCCTAAATCAGACAGGCTTTCCGCGTTACAGTCGTTTATCTGCATATAGCCGGAATCTCCGGTCTGTGAACGCGCCGTCCTGTCAAAATGCGATTCGTGTTCTATAATCGCCATGACAAGCGGGAACGCGACGCCGTTTTCCTGACAGATATCGAAAACAATTTCCTGATCCGTGTCCGTCATCGGAACGGGCAGCGGTACAAACTCGACGTCCTGATATGTGCGCGGCGTTTCCGCTTCCTTTTCTGATTCAATATGTATTTCCGGGGCGGACGGCTCCGTCTGGATGACCGTTTTCGGCTCCTGTGTTTTGTCTGCTTCCGGGACGATTGCCGACCGTGAAACAAGCGCAACCGCCGCGACGCCCGCGACTGCAATTCCTGACAGAATCCCGCGCCGGATCCTCTTTATTCTCCTGATTCTTTTCTTTCTGTCCCTGATTCTCTGTTTTGACATATTCCCCGCCCTTTGGTATAATAAATATGGTTTGATTCTTTGGATCCCGGCGTTATGGCTCCCCGCCTTTCGCCGGGATCCTTTTATTCTTTTTTGAAATTGAATCCCGCCGGAACGACGGTAAAATGTCCGGCTATCGGGTTCACGGCTTTGTCGTCTATATAAAAATCTGCGTTTATTTTCCGCGTGTCGCCGCCGTACAGTTCGATCAGTTCCGGTAAATTCTCGTTTACAAATTCAAATTCCAGTCCGTGATCCCGGCAATACTCCACCGCGACCGCCAGATCGTCCCCTGTCCTGCAAGTGTTCAGGATCAGACGCGCCCCGCGCGATTGTTCTTCTTTCAGAAACCGGAACAGATTTTCGTTCGGTTCCCCGACGCCGGGGAACCTCCCGAATGATAATGTCCCGTCGAAATCAACTGCATAAATCACGTTCCCGTTTAAGTCCATTCCCTGCCCCTTTCTGCTGCCTGATAACGCCCGTCATAATATGTAATTTCAGCGGCGGAAGGCTCTTTATTGCGTCCCGTAAATCCTGATCCGTCCGGATCCCGATTTTCAGAAGTTCCGCCCTTAAATTTTCAACCTGTTTTTCCATGCCCTCGCCCTCTTTATATTCCGCTGTCTATCCTTTTCAGCGGCTCCGACTGAATAATCCCGTGTCTTGTGACTGCCGCCAGTCTGACCGACATTCCGGCGATCTGAATCGCTTCCCGGTATATTTCAGTCAGACAGGCGTGTATCGTTTCCGGATCCTGATCGGAACCGTCGCCGTATATCCAGACGTCCTGCATTTCAACAAATATCCTTTTCAATTCGTCCAGGATCCCTTCCGCCGTTTCCGATATCATGTCCGCCGCGTTGTCCGCCTGAATAATATCCGCGTTTATGTCTGACAATTCTATTTCCAATAGTTTATAAATTCCCGCCATTGTTACGGCGTTAGGTTCCTGCTTCATGTTCTCCGCCTTTCCGGTCATAGAATGTAAATGTCGTAATACAGAAATACCGTCATATCCCTAAATTCATACATCCGCGTGATCTCCGGCTCATACGGTGGAAATAACCCGCGTTCCTTGTATTCTTTATGGCGGATTTCTATATGTGCGACCATGCGGGCGACTTCTGGATCCCGCGCCAGAAATTCCGTCTTGTCCTCCGTGTATTCCAACGATCCCATGAATCCGCAATATAGGATCCGGACGTCCGGATCAAATTGTGGTTCCCGGTTCCCGCGTTCCCCTTTGATGATCCGGATCCTGTCCGTCGTCGCTATGACCTTTAACTGTTCCGATAATTTCATTGTGGTTTGATCCTTTCTTTTCCGCTTACCGCGCCGGATCCTGATAAATATAAATGTGCATTATATAACGCCCCTTCGCCGCGCCTGTTTCCCGCTCTACCTCCGGCGATATGTGTTTGATTGTCGCGCCTTTCCCGGCATACTCCCGAAACGCCTTGACCGCCGTTCCCTTGAACGCCGTTATCTCGTCAGGATTGACAAAATTTCCCGTCGGCGTCAGTGTTTCGTCCATGATTCGGACGACCTGTCCCGGCGATATGACCGTCAGTAATGATTCCAGTTTTACGACCTGTTTTTCCATGCCCTCATTCTCCCTTCTGTTCCATAAAGTCAAATATTGATATCTGCGCCGTTTCCCGCTCATACCGGGCGGCGGCTTCTTTGTAATATTCCCGATGTAGTTCAAAACCGACGAACCGCAGTCCTGCCCTGTGCGCTGCTATCAGGGACGACGCGGATCCGACGTGTGTATCTATAATCTTTTGCCCGCGCTGCGTATAATTTGCGAATATCCATTCGTAAAGGGCGACAGGCTTTTGTGTCGGATGTATGCGGATTTCCTTTTCCTTCATGTTTCCCTGCCGCATACCCGCCCATGTGAACCGGAATATCCGAACGGCGGACTGAAACGACGTGAAAGCAAGTTCCCCGTCCGCGAAATCATTCTGTCCGTTCTGCTTATCCCATACAATCCAACACGGGGACGACACGCCGCCGAACCCCGCGACGATATTATCCATAAAGTGATTCGCGCCGAATATAATCTGATTCTTTGATATCCGTTTCAGTTGCGCGAAGTATTCAGGATCCGGGGCGGCTGTGTCGCCGCCCGCGTATTCCTGATATGACTTTGACGTCGCTAATTTTGATCTTGTCGCGTTATCCTTTGCGAAAACCTTTATCCCATACGGCGGATCCACGACCGCCAGATCGAAATAATCGTCCGGGAATTCCGGCAGGGCGACGTTGCAGTCCATATTGTAAAATCCGAAATCTAACATAGTCCCCACCTTGCGCCGCCGCTACCGGGCGGCGCGATTCCTGATTATTTGATGACGAATAGCGGGGCGACGCCGCCGTCGCGGGACGCGGTGTGGGCGGAGCTGGCGCCGTCGGTGCGGAAAATGCAAAAGTACGTCGAATTCGCGGCGGACGGATCGGCAGTCCAGTACCACACAGGATCCCCGTCGTCATCGTATGCGATCCGGTTTATGCGATCCTCGAAATACGGGAATTGTTTATCGGTTCCGTTATACTCCGACCAATCATTCGCGCCGCGTCCCTCATACATTGACATGAGGAACAGGCGACCTTCACATTCTGCCGTTTCGCCGTCGATTTTCTGGACGGTCTTATGTAATGCAATCACGGACTGCAGTTCGTCCGGTAACAGGGAATAGATTTCTTCCAGATATTCGCGCATATCGTCCGCGCCGGGGAATCCGCCCTTGTTTGTGCCTTTTTTGTTCATGCAATGCCGCCCGACAATCTTTCGGAACCAGAACACGCAGTCGCCTTTTTCGTAATGATCCACGCCTACCACAACGGCGGACGCCTGATCCCCATTCTTTAACGTGAAATTGATTTCCGTTCCGGGCGGAAGCGATACGCCCGCGCGTCCTTTCCTGATAATGTCCTGAATGTCGATCCATTCGACGCGTTGTTCGTGCTTCCTGACGATTCCAACGGATCCGGATCCCGACTTGACGTCCTGTCCTGCTGCCCGCGCCGCGTTTTCCTCTGCCTGTTCCTGAACGCTGTCCTGCTGCCCCGGCGTCCAATCTTTCCCCGACGATAAATCAATCCCCGCCACGATGAACGGCGCGTCCTCTTTTTCGCCTGTCGCAATCTGACGGGCGTATGTGTACGGAACGTCGCATTTGACCGCGTTCAGAAGGAATTCCGCTTTTGTGGCTTCCCTCATAAGTCCGTACATTTCCGACGCCTTGACGTCGAATTCCGTTTCTTCCTTGAATAAATCAGCTAATCCCTTTCCCATTGTTTGATCCTCTCTTTCTTTGAATTTTTTATATATTCAGCTGATTAAATCAATGTCAGCTGAATTTCCTGTTTGTAGTTCATCCATATTGTTTCAGTCCGCCGGATCCCTTTTTCTGCCGTCGTCTTTTTCTGTTTCTTTTCCCACCCTGACAACATGGAATTATAAAGATCGTTTTCGTAACCGCTAATCATAATCCGCGCCGGATGTCCTTTTATTACTTTCAGAAGTTCGACGTGCTGTTCCTCCGTCATTTCCTGTTTGTATAAATGGCTTTTTCTTATTCCCGGTAAATATGGCGGATCTAAATATATGAAAACGTCCGGCGTATCATA